TGAGCAGACTCACTTTGCTAAGACACCTAGTTTTGGATTAAACAGGGCACTCAATGGTGGCTTTCCCTACGGTCGTCAAGTACTAGTGTGGGGAAATAAGTCATCTGGTAAGTCATCATTTTGTTTACAGTTGATTGCACAGGCGCAGCAAGAGGGAAAGTCTTGTGCTTGGATTGATGCAGAGATGACCTATTCACCAGAGTGGGCTACAAAATTAGGGGTAGACAGTTCAAGCCTCATTCATTCAACTGCTCGTACTATGAATGACATGGTAGATGTTGGTACAGATTTGATGAAGGCGGGGGTAGACCTTATTGTCGTTGACAGCATCTCCGCACTCCTTCCTGCGATCTATTTTGAAAAGGATAGTACAGATCTAAAGCAACTAGAGAATACAAAGCAGATCGGTGCAGAAGCAAGAGATATGACAAACGCTGTTAAGATGCTTAACTATGCAAACAATCAAGTAAAGCCTACGCTGTTAATTCTTATATCGCAGGCCCGTAACAACATTGGTGCTATGTACGTCTCACAGCAGCCTACAGGAGGGATGGCGACCAAGTTCTACTCGTCTACCATCATTAAACTCTTCTCATCAGAGTCTGACAATCAAGCAATTAAAGGAAAGATCTATGTTGGAGATAAGATCATTGAAGAGAAAGTTGGTCGAAAAGTTCGTTGGGACGTTCAGTTCTCAAAGACAAGTCCAGCATTCCAAACAGGAGAGTATGATTTCTACTTTAGGGGAAGTGATTTGGGAGTTGACTCTGTAGCAGACCTCGTTGATACATCAGAAATGCTGGGCTTTATTGAACGAGGAGGCGCTTGGTATACGGTTGAAGGAGAACGTTATCAAGGTAGAGAAAAGTTAATCCTTGGAGTTAAGGAAAATCTTGATATCCAGCAGGCACTAATTGAGAAGGTATCCAATGAGCAACTATAGTAAGCCAAACTATAATAATCGTAATCATCTAAAACCAGCACCAAAGTTTACTAATTACAATGGTGAGTTCATCTGTCAAAGATGTAAGGCAGAAGTAAAGAGGGCTAGGTTCTGGAAGGACACCTTTGACTTTACTTGGATGTGTGAATGTAAGTTTGTTTCAAAAGTAAATCTTTATATAAAGGGTTACTGATGACAGAACGTGGAGAGGCAAGCAGGATAGGTGCAAAATTGCACAAAAATTCTGGTCGCAATAACACTAAGGGAGATGCTAGTTGGCACAACTATGTTCTTGACTTTAAAGAATTTACTAAGTCATTTAGCATCACTCAAAATGTTTGGGCAAAAGTAGTAACAGATACCTTAAGGGTTGACAAACAAAAGTCTCCTGCGATATGCTTAATCCTTGATGGTAAAACTAGGCTTGCCATAATTGAATGGTCTGAATTTGAAAGGTTGGTCGAAAATGACAACGACTCTTGAGCAGATTAACGATCTGTATGAAATTGCAGAGTACATGAATGATCCAGAGTTAACTTCGGCACTAGAGTTTATTGCCAAAGTTATCTTTAAGCCAGACATTCCACCACACGTTGCTACCGTAGAGATAGTTAGGATGCAAGCAATTGCAGCAAAACTTCAAATGCGAGCAACATGGATGGCTAATGTAGACAAAAGCAATAGGGATAAAAAGAATATCTATTACACCGCAGCGGCAGAGGTAGATAAAGTCGTTGCCGCATTAAAGTTCCTACTAAAGTAGGGTACAATTATGTTTTACAAACAAAGGATAATAATGGCTAAAAACTTTTTAAAACAGGTAATGGATAAGCAACCAGAAGGAGCAATAGACACCAAAGCGTTTATTGAAAAGATTGAGTCTGGCTATATCGCAGGTAAGGGGCAGCCAGAATTCAAAAAGAAAAAGACTTTTAGCCCATCCTCTCTTGTGTATGGAAACGGTGCGTGCCCTAGATATTGGTGGTTGGCATTTACTGGAACAGAATTTGTTGACGATCACGATCCATATGCTGTAGCAAACATGAGTTCTGGAACAATGGGTCATGAGCGAATTCAGAAGGCAATTGAAGATGCTGGAATGATGGTTGAGAAAGAAAAAAGAATCATTACTCAAGATCCACCAATCTTTGGTTTTGCAGATGCGGTAGTTCAGTGGGGAGAAGATCAGCCAGTAGTAGAAATTAAGACAATGAGGGATGAAGCCTTTGCTTATAGGAAGTATGCAAAGCCACCTTCATATCACTTAATGCAGTTAGTCATCTACATGAAGGTTCTTGGAAAGAAGTTAGGAATCCTTCTCTATGAGAATAAGAACTCTCACGAACTTCATGCCATCACAGTTGAGCCTACACCAGAACTTATTGAATGGGCAGACTATGCTTTTGACTGGATGAGAAAAGTTCGATCACAGTGGGAGAATGAGGAAATTCCTCAAAAGACCTACAGGTCTAATTCAAAGGTATGCAAGGGATGCCCTGTATCAGCAGCGTGTGCTCTTGCTCCAAAGGGCAAAGATAAGATCGAACCCTTGGAGTATCTTGCATGAAGACTTGCAACTGGTGTGGCAATAACTTTACACCAAACGTTAACTATCAAATTTATTGCTCACCAGAATGCAGGGAACTTTCCACTAAAGAAAAAGTAAGTGAGAGACAAAGAAGTAAAAAAAGACAGTCTTTTATGGGAAAGAAACGATACTGTTCTGCTGGATGTGGAACAATTCTATCTATCTATAACTCAAAAAAACGCTGTAGCCAATGCAACGTTGATACAAATAAAATTGACAAGGCGTTGAAACAACTTAAGGGAATAATAGATTATGAAAGAATTGACGAATAAACCAAGGTCATTCTGTTCTATTGATGCCAGCACTAATAGTCTGGCGTTTGCATATTTCTATGAAGAAAAGTTAAAGAGTTATGGGAAGATTAAGTATTTTGGAAGCGATATCTATGAAAAGATTATTGATACTGCATACAAAACAAAAGCATTCTTTGAAAACTTTGAAGATGTAGAATACATGGTGATAGAACAAGTGATCTATATGAATTCACCAAAGACTGCTGCAAATCTTGCAATGAGTCATGGCGCACTTGTTGCTGCTGCTGGAATAGCAGGTATAAGTCATGTGGCAAGTGTTAGCCCAATGGAATGGCAAAATTTTATTCAAAATAAAAGGTTAACCGCAGATGAAAAAGAAAAAATTCGTAATGTAAATCCAAATAAATCTGCTTCTTGGTATAAAACTCAAGAAAGATTATTTAGAAAACAAAAAACTATAGGATTTATTAATGAAATATTCAATTTAAAAATAAATGACGACGATGTGGCTGATGCGATTGCAATAGGATATTTTGCAATAAAAAATTGGAATAAAATTTTTTAAGTTTATAATAATTTTATGGTATAATTTAATATGGCAACAAAAAAATATAATTGGCCTGAATTAGGAGACAAGTTTGGCAACCTTATTGTTATAGAAATATATCAAGATTTTAAAAATAGTAAACCAAATGGCAAAAGAATAAGACTTGTATGCAATTGTGGAGCAGTTTTATCTAATAAAACTGCTGCTCAACTTTATTCAAAAGATAAGCCATTATTAGGATGTGCTCCGTGTAGATCTAAATCTAGAGGAATAAAAAATAGAAAAACTGATAATTCACAAGCAAAAAATGCAGTATTTTTTAACTATAGAAATGCAGCCCTAAGAAGAAATTTTGAATGGAATCTAGATAAAGAAACGTTTTTTAAATATATTCAAAAATCATGTGTTTATTGTAATAGTTCCAACTTGTCTTACTTTAATCCTCCAAAGACTAGCCCTTGGTCTGAACAATTTAGATATACTGGTCTTGATCGAATAAATTCAGAATTAGGATATACTGTAGAAAATATTCAACCATGCTGTAAATGGTGTAATATGGCAAAAAGTGATAGATCAGAAAAAGATTTTATAGAATGGGTAGCATTAATTATTGACAATTGGGGAAAGGTGTTCTAGAATATGGCTAAGAACGTTGGCCTGCATCATTCAGAGGCATACCTAAAAAAAAGATTACACTTAGATAAAAAGACACCAGAGGAGATTGCAAAAGAATGCAACGTGAGTCTACAAATAATATACCGACAAATGAAAAAATTTGGTCTAAAGAAATGAAAGACATGGTAAATCATCCACCGCATTATACAAGTGATAAGTCTGGCGTAGAGTGTATAGAAATCACTCGTCATAGAAATTTTAATGTTGGAAACGCCATTAAATATCTTTGGAGAGCAGGAATAAAAGATGACGCCAAACAAATTGAAGATCTAAAAAAGGCTATTTTTTACATCAATGATGAAATAAATAGATTAGAATCTCTATAAATTGTGTGATTCATTTCACGTTACCCCTATAAATTATTGGCAATAGAGCATAATTTGTGCTATGCTAGATAACTGTTGCCGCCGCAAGGAGGAATCAAATGACGAAAACAAAACTGGTAGGAGGAATTATGGTTAGCATAATGGCAGTAACTTTTG